TCCGCTAAGTCGTAAGCGGACATGTGCTTCTTAAGAATGTCTTCATCAAAAAGTTTGAAGCCAGCAACATCAAATTTCAAACTCGAGATGTCACACAGACCAAGAGTGACCAGTATGGACATTAATTTAGAAAATTGTTTGAACGCTTTATTACCCTTGACCATAGTCCAATTTGTATGTACATCACGGACAACATTAAGCCAATCTGGATCCTTGGAATCAGACTGTCTGTCAAAAGTGCTGTTATTAAAGGTTTCTCGAACATAAGTCATAACCTGAGTTGTGACTGATGTGTTGTAAAAATCTCTAATATACAAAAATACTGCGCTCATGAAATGTTGGTATGTGGCACAATCTTGCAAATTTACAAGAAGGGCGACTATACCTTCAACCTTACGAAGAATGTCGTCTGGCAATTCAATATTAGCAAAATCAGCTAATTCTTGAAATTGTTCAGTAAGTTTGGACATAGTATCAACACCAAAATGTGGTGTGAATTGCTTTGCTTTGCGGACTTCGGTTTTCTTAACATCTCTTTTCTTTCCTTGTTTCTTCTTAAGATACCAATTCTCTTTTGAAGTCTGATTAGTAGACATTTTAGTTTCTTTTCCAGATTGACTGGTATAAAAATAAGTATCCTCTTTCGTGTGGTATACGTCATGTGATGCTTCTTCACATGAAAAGTCAATAATTGACTTATTTATGGTTTTATTTGTCAAACAGACACCATTAAACAAGTTTAATTGAGCAAAAGCGAAATCCATCGCAATGGGGCACTGGCCAGTTTTGTCTTTCGACGGTTGAAGGATTCTAACCTTCTCCTCCGGGCTGTTAACCCAGAGACTCATAGTTACAAGTGAATTTATGAATCTTCGTCTACGCGGAATAGACTATTTCAAAGGATCACTATGTTTAATCCTGAAAAATTAATCCGCTGATTTAATTTAAAGTGAAAATCGTACCACTATGATTTTGCTAATTTATTTCATTTAAGGGAGTGGCATTCTCCCAATAATCCTTAGTAAACTAAGACATAGGCTGTCCAACAACATGTTGGATAACTATCGTTTTGGCTTCCATAGTGCGTTAACAAAACACACAAACAAATAGGATTTCAACTTTATTTAAAGACGCGTTGAGACGTC